GTTTGCGAAGTTATACATTTTATTTGACATTGTCAAGTCTTTCATCCATTTTTATTTTAAATAATATTTATTAATATATTTAGCTGTTTAATTTTTACTAACTTTATAATAGATAAGATATTATACTATGTTCAATCAAATGCGGTTTCGGTATTCTGAAATAGGATGTAAACACCGAGTAATTACACCCTGCATCCATGGACCTCACGACAGTGGTATTCTGTATAGTATAATATTTTTTCTAACCTTATAATAAACAATTAATTATTAACTTAAATCATTACTATGGAAACTATAGGAATCAGTTGCACTAATTGCAACGAACAGAAAGAAGCACAGTATGTGTCAAAGAATTTAGTAGAGTGTCTTACTTGCACAGCTCTACATCATCATGAAGAAGATAAGTCATACAGAACGTATGATGTTACACCATTACACGTTATAGAAGAACAACGTGCAAGAGAACAAGCAGTTATAGATATGTGGCTAGACGATATGCCATATATTGACTGGTCTACTTGTTTTCAAACTAATCACCAACAATTTGGTGTACCATTTTAAGAATGCGTGGGGTTGTGCTAACATTATTGTCGTAATACTTGTCGCTTAGCATTCTATAATAGGTTGGGACACAGCACAGTCCCTTCCTTTTTTTACAACTTAATAATAACTAATCTAATATTAATTAAAACAATTAAATCATGTCAGAAAAAAACACATTAGTAAACGGTATGTTCGTTAAAGAACACACATTTGAATCAGGTACAAAAGTAGTCAACATAGGTATTAAACCAGAAGATTTTCTTAAATTTATGAGAGCTAACTTTGTAGAAGACAGTAAAGGTGGCAAATGGGTTAACATTAAACTAATACCTAACAAAAATACTACAAAGTATACGCACACACCTATACTTAACACTTATACACCAAAAGCTGCAGATAAGGCTATAGAAAATCTAGCAACAGAGGTTATAGAAGAGAAACAAACAGTAGAGTTACCATTCTAATGAGCATACTAGGCATTTCATTCTGCGCTGCCATTGGCTATTACATTATTGTATACAAAGCCATTGGTAGGCGTAGACTAGTTAAGACTCAGACATTCTGGGACATACTATTTACACTACTTCTTCCCTTACTATTCATAGGAACATTCAGCGGTCTAGCTACTGCAGTCATTGCAGGTGTATTCTTTTCAGTATTCACTGCGCTGACTCCGTCTGTTGACGAGCCGAACAATTAAAAATAGAGCCATTGCGGCTCTTTTTTTTCTAACTTTATAATAACTAATAATCAAAATACTTTTACCATGCAAAAAGAAATCTACGAGATCAGTTCACAATACATGAAAGATCTAAAAAAACAACTTGACAACAGAATAATATCGCCATATGATATTGCACATAAGTCATTTAGAAAAAATAACGCAGCTTGGATAATTAAATACGTTGATAAAGCAAAACTAACAATTACTTATCTTAACGGCGACGTAAGGAAAGAGCCTACATACAGCAAACTTATGAAAAGAATAGGTTGGTGTAATGGCATTTATAAATCAAGCAGAAGAAAATATATCAAAAGATATTACAAAATAGTTAATGCTTTTACTAAACATAGAGCACAACTAAAAAGTAATACTTTAGCTAATTGCGTTAAATCATTTAATATAAAGCAGTTAGCGTAATAAAAACATAGAAAGGAGGTTATAATCATTATTAATTATTAATTCAGCGGTTATACTTTGTAACGATTATTGGCTAGGATATTGACAGACAACAAATAATTGAGTATTAATTAAAAAAACTAATAACAATTAGACGACGGACTAGCCTCCTCCTTTCTTTTTTCTAACTTTTAAATAAATAATTATGAAACCTATGAAAGTAAAAAAAGTGGGTAAACACTTAATAAAATCATATAATGAATGGGCTAAATATATATATGAATGGTGCAATAAAAACTTTAAAAAATAAATTATGGAAACTAATACAATATCATTTAATGTCAGCAAAACTATTAACATCGGTAACTTTGAAGCTATTAAGATTAATTACGGCCAAAGTATTACTGTTGATCCTACAAGATCTATTGAAGAACAAAGGAAAGAACTTATACAGGAATGCTACGCTACTGTTAAGGAAGAAACGGCGGTATGGTCGCTTAAAAGCGTTGTGCACGTTGACGCTAAAAAGAATAGAACAACTTATAAAAGCAAAGTAAAATGAAAAACTATAGTAAACAAGAAGTAGAAAAATACTGGACTGAATTAATATCTAAACATTTAGTTGGTAAAACAATAACAAAAGTAGAATATATTGGAGATGATGAAATGGAGGAGAATATGTGGTATAAAAGACCGATAGCAATTTGTTTAGACAATAGGCATTGGTTAATACCCATGATGGATGATGAAGGCAATGATGGTGGTGCAATACAAACTACAATTTCAGAACTAGAAACAATACCAGTAATATCTTGAAATCTTATTTGATTAAAAAACTTATAGCAGGTTACAAGGTAAATCCTAATTACAAACAGGATAGCCTTGTGGCTTTGCCTTATAAGTACACTAATGAAAAAATACTAGTTAGACACGGCGATAAAAAAATGATTATAGATCAAGATACGCCACTAATAGGACAACAAACGTTTCCCGATAAGTTTGGTAGAGACAAAACATATACTTTGTATTACTATCAATGGGAACCAGGTAAAAAACAATTAAAATTAGAATTATGACAGCCACTCAAATAACAGGTTATTTAAAAGACACTTATGGAGAATGCAAGCATGATGCTTATGCTATATCAAAAGCTGTAAATAAATTTAGTAAAAACATAAACAGTTACATATCTTTTAATGGCGATGAATATGCTTTAAAATGGAGTTTATTTCATTTATTAGTAGAAAATAAACCAATACCAGAACTACATACTCACAGTTATGGATATCACACAAGTAACGGTAGGTTTATAATAGACAAATTACAAGATTATTATTATGAGTACAAACGAACTAAATAAAGATATAAAACGCGTAGCTATAGCTATGGAAAAATTAGTAAAATTATTAACTAAATTAATAAAAAACAATGCATAAAGAATATCAAATAGTTATGAATAGAACATACACAACATTTATATCATTGAAATTTCCAGATGATGGTAGAAATCATTTAGAAATTATTGATAAAAAAATATCAACTGGCGATGAAGATGTGTGGAGTATGATTGCACATGAAGAGCTTAAACAAATGGAAGTTAACGATGAAAGTTGGGAAATACATGACGTTACTGACATAGAAAAATAAATAAAATGTATAAAACATATTTAACAAAATCAAAACAACCGTCTGTAAGAATTAAAAGAGCGGTAAAACAATTAAAAGATACAAATGACATTATTGGTAACACTATATTTGAGCAAATTATTGCTGCAGGTGTAGAAGTTACAGAAGATCAATTAGAATTTGAAAGATTGCAAAAAAAGAGGTCATTAATTAATCCACAAATTTATAAAGACGTTATTAGTATTTTAAGAAATAATTTAGAGCAAATAAATGAATCTACTTACACAGAATAGCAAGCTTAAAAAAACATCTAAAGAACTTGGTGTAAAAGTATATAACTTTGGCATACCTGCATACAAATCAGCTAGCGGCAAACTTACTTGTCCATTTGCTGATGCGTGTGTAAAGTTTTGTTATGCAAAAAAAGGTGCATACATATGGAGTAACGTGCAACCTGCATTTGAAAAACGCTATCAGCTTACACTTACAGATCAGTTTGTAGAGGCTATGTCCAAAGAAATTCTAAAAAAACAACCAGACTTTGTACGTGTACATGACTCTGGCGATTACTATTCACCTAAATATTTACAAAAGTGGATAGACCTTGCAGTAATGCATCAGGCAGTTAAGTTCTATAGTTACACTAATTGCGTAAAAATGCTTAAAGACACAGAGCTACCAGATAACTATGATATTATATTTTCTGATAGTGGTAAACAAAAACACTTGATTAACAGGAAAATAGATAGACATACAAAAATATTTGACAATTATCAAGAATTACTAGATAATAATTATATCAATGCATCACAAATAGATTTGTATGCTACAAAATGGTTTAATAAAAATAATAAAGTAGGACTAATAAAACACTAAAATTATGGGAACAAGAAGTTTAACTTATGTAGAAGAATCATATGAAACATGCGTTGCAGATGAAAACAATAATAATAAAGTACATAAAACAACACAAAACATACTTTGTATGTATCGTCAGCACGATGGTTATCTTAGTGGTTATGGCTTGGAGCTTGCTAAGTATTTGCAAGGATTTAATATTGTTAATGGTATTGGTCATGATACTCCAAAGCGTGCTGCAAACGGCATGGGATGTTTGGCGGCGCAATTAATTACACGTTTTAAAAACGGTATAGGTAGTGTTTATATTTATCATTCAGATGCTAAAGATTGTGGCGAAGAATACACATACACTATTTACAAAAAAGTTGCACATATAGAACACAATAAAAGAGCACAAGTATACCTGCGCGTTTATGATGTTTATGCAAAAAAGATTATATTTGACGGCACGCCAGACAAACTAATTCAAAAATTAGAAAAAGTTGAAGCGTGAAACTAGTAGTCTTAAATTTTTACAAAGACATTACTTATATTTATACAATAGATAGAAGAATTAGTGATGATGAGGTAGATGACCTGTTAATTGAAATGGGTCATCGTCCTGATCATTGTCAATGGATGTTAACAAATAATCAAATAATTATAAAATGACATACGAAAACTGGATAGAAGCAGTACGACAAGGATATGAAGATCCTTGCGAATACCAACACAAAGAAAGATATTGTGAAGAATGTGACATAGAAGAATCTAAAACATATTTTATAGATGAAACATGTTTATGTCAAGATTGTTATGAGGAAAGTGAAGAATAATTATATATTTGCTATCCAAAATTTAACACATGGAAAATCATGAGATAGAACAAATATTACTGGGCAAGCTAATTACAAGCCCAGAATTAATAGATAAATATAGTGAATTAATTCATGAAAATTTATTTGAATATGATTTGCATAGATCTACATATCACGCACTTGTTGATTTGCGTGGTAAAAACAAAACTATTGACATATTAACAATTTCAAAATTAATAAAAGGTGAAAAGGTGGTGTTGCAATTATCAGAAATGACTGAAAGATCTTATGATTTTATGGAAACAATAACTTGTATAGGCGTATTAACAGAAGAATTCCAAAAAAGAACATTATCTGGCATAGTGCATAGTGTACATAATCAATTATCAAATAGAGACGAATTAGAATTAATTATTGGTAATTTAACTAAAGAGATGTCTAAGTTACAAATTGGAAAACCAGAACAATTAGGTGATATTAATGAACAATTATCAAACTTTCTAAAAGATGTAGAAGTACGTATGAATACAAAAGGATTACTTGGTATAGCTTCAGGATTTCAAGATGTTGATAAATTTACAGGCGGTTGGCAAGAAACAGATTTGATTATAGTTGGAGGCGCTTCATCTATGGGTAAGACAAGCTTTGCGCTTGCTCTTGCCTATAATGCAGCAAAATATACAAGCACTCCTACTGTTATTTTTTCTTATGAAATGTCTGCATTACAATTAATAAGGAGACTAGCCTCAATGGAATCAGAAATATGTAATAAATATATTACTAATGGTACTTTAAATAATAATGAATTAGATAAAATACACAAAGCTGTAGGAAATATAGAAAAAATACCATTACATATAGACGAGGGCAACATCACATCACTTGGGTATTTAGTGCATAGAATTAAAGAATATGTAAAAAATAAAAACGTTAAACTTGTAATGATTGACTATTTGCAATTAGTAAGTTCAAAAAATAAAGCTGGTAGTCGTGAACAAGAAGTTAGTAAGGTGGCTAGAACATTAAAAAACTTAGCTAAAGAACTAAATATTACTGTAATAGCTTTAAGTCAGCTAAATAGAGGTGTAGGTATGCGTAATAATAGTAAGCCAACACTATCAGACTTAAGAGAATCTGGAGAAATAGAGCAAGCAGCAGATGTTGTAATGCTTATATATCGTCCAGAATATTATGGTATTGAATACAATGATGACGGAAAAGAAAGCAAAGGTACAGCCAATATTATATTTGCAAAGGGCAGAAATATAGGAGTTGGCGAAGTTACATTAAGCTTTAAAAGTGAAATAACAAAATTTATAGATTATGAAAAAATTTGAAATAATCGGTAGATATCCAATTGTTTTTACAGTGCTTATTGGTATATCTATTTTTACACTAGGTCCAATTATATTTGCTATAGTTATTGCAGGAATAATTGTATTGCCTATATATTTAGCTGTTCAAATGAAAAATGATAAAGAATAAAATAGTATATTTGCTCTTGCATGGATAAGAAAAAGCGAAGCAAATCAAAGATTAGATCTATTATTAATGAGATAGCTTATGATTTAGGAATTAACAAAAGAGTTGTCAAACAAGTTTTAATTTTAACATTCAAAGAAATTGCTCTTACTTTGATATTGAAAGGTAAACCTGTAATGATAAGAAGATTTGTAAAATTTGTAGTAGCTGCATCAGCTATGCGAAAATTAAAGAAAGCAAAACAAAAACAACAAACGAAATGAATTTAGAAGATTTAAAGAAAGAATTACCATACAAGTGGCGCGTACAGTCCACTAAGTTTGGAAAAACAACCTGTGTAGCGTATATAGACGCTAGAGACTGCATGGACATATTAGATGAGGTCTGTGGTCCAGAAAATTGGCAAAGTATATTTTATGAGGCAAACGGACTATTATTCTGTAAAGTAGGTATTTGCTGTGATGCAAAAGATAATGAATCTGAAGTAGCATATCATCAATGGGTGTGGAAATCAGACACAGGATCAGAATCTAAAGTAGAAAAAGACAAAGGTCATGTATCAGATGCGTTTAAACGTGCATGTGTAGAGTGGGGTATAGGTAGATTTTTATACAGACTACCAATACAAACGTTACAAACTAAACAATGGAAAGGCAAAGACTATCCTTACGCTCCAGAAAAAGATAAAATCATATTTGATGGAGATACATTAACTAAATATATAAACTGGAAAATAAAAAACAATAAATAATGGAAAGTGCAATACCAAAAAACAGTATTACAGAAGCAATTCTGAATAATAATGAATATGAAAAAATAGAAAGTCTAAAGGAAGAAAATAATAGGCTTAAAAGTAGCAATTTAGATTTAAAAATGCAAATTATTGATTTAAGAGAAAAATTATTAAAAATATTTCAAATCGTAAACAAAAAATAATATGAGCTCATTACCATTTAATTTAAACACAACAACA